TGGTTTCCGTTATTGTTGATGTTGTCTCTGTTCGGCTTGTCATTGAGCCTTGCGTGAAGTTGGGAACAACCGGCACACTATATACCGGTTGCATTATCCCATGAATCACCCCAAGAACCAATCCGAAACCGATTGCTTCTTGTAATTTAGTCACTGTTATTTAACCTCAATCAATTACAGTGATTTCACTTACAAATTGTCCGATCGCACTAGAACCAGCTGAACCTGCAGTTACTGTAAGAGCACCTGATGAGGTTACAGTACCGGCAAGACTAGTATTATCACCAGCAGCATAAGAGGTTTGTGTAGAGAGATTTCCAACAGTTCCTACAGTGGGAGCAGATGTTGGAACGGCATCACCTTGTGTATATGATTGGCTGAAGGAAAATGCAGAACCGGGTGTATCTTGTGTTGCGGCAATTGTTCCTGGATTATAGATACCCGAAGTAATTGTTCCTGCAGAAACTGTATTGGCAGTTGATCCGTCAGTAGTATCGATATTGCTTCCAGAAATACTGAATGAAGAACCAATTCTAGATGCAGTAGTTCTTGCAGCATCTACAGTTAATTGAACACTAGTTGCATGTTTAGTAACAAGACCACCTGCCATTGCAGGGGTACTCATCAAAACCATTCCTAAAAAGATTAGACCTGCTTTCATTTTGTCTATATACTAGGACTATGCGATTATTTATGGAAAAGGTGATTATAACTGAATGAGCACCCTTGACAGGTTGGTTCGGATCCCTTATAATGTGAAGGTCCTCAAGGGCAAGTAGCTCAGTCGGATTAGAGCCACGCACTTCTAATGCGTTGGTCGGGGGTTCGAGTCCCTCCTTGCCTGTTGTCCTTTTACTTCTTATTATGGGCAAATACGATTTTGGTGGACTTGACAGGCACTCTGTTAATATACTAAGATTACTCAGTGAACTTGAAGGTTCTTATCAACTCCTTAAATATATGGGATTTGAAGAGGATATGAAGTTCATTGATGAGATGAAGCAGAGGTATTATAAACTCTACTTCAAAACCGCAAAAGAAGAAAAGGCAAACAATCCCATCGACCGAGCAAGCGAACGGGCCTGACTGTTAATCAGAGATTGGTAGGGGCAGTACCTACGATGGGAGTTTCTAACCTCTAAAATATTATAAATAATAATAAAGTTAGAGGTTAGAATGTCTGGTAAAGCAGTTGTCCAATTTCGTCAAAGAAGAAAAAGATGGGCAGTTGATGCTTTTGGTGGTAAGTGTGGTATTTGTGGTTATGATAAATGTGTTGAGGCATTAGAGTTTCATCACCTTGACCCATCCCAAAAAGATTTCACACTAACATCATCTGTAGCAAACAGACAAGTATTTGTTGAAGAACTTAGAAAGTGTGTTTGTTTATGTTCTAACTGTCATCGTGAAGTTCATTCTGGTATTGCTAATATTCCAGATAATGTGCTAAAATTTGATGAAAGGTTTAAGGACAAACCTTTACCAGAAAAACCGAAGCACTCTTGTAAAGAGTGTGGAAAACTAACAACTATCACTCAAACATTCTGTTCAGTAAAATGCTCTCGTAAAAATAGAGAAGTTGCTGACTGGCCAAGTAATCAAGAGTTACAAAAACTAGTTCTTGAAAATGGTTATTCTGCTACTGGTAGAATGTTTGGTGTTAGTGATAATGCTGTTAGAAAACGGTTAAAACGCCACTCTAGCTCAGCTGGTAGAATAGAGAGAAGAGAAAGGGCAAAAAAAGACTACCATAGAACTCTTGACAAATAATTATTTTCCTTTATAATAACTTAACTGCCCCCATAGTTTTAGCAGTTAAAATAATCGCCTTGTAAGCGATAGTCGCGGGTGCAAATCCTCGCTGGGGGCTTGACAAGATTTCAAACTTGTCTTATAATACTCCTGTCCGTGTGAAGGAGTGCTGGGAGAGCAATCTCCCACCCTTTGCGAAATTGGTGTAGTGGTAACATCCCATCCTTCCAAGTTGGTGTCACGGGTTCAAATCCCGTATTTCGCTTCGGTAAACCCTAAAAAGTTTATCGTATAAATACTTGTTCGTAACTCCAATGTTGCGAATTACAACAAACAGAAGATGCCTCAAATAATTGCATCAGTTTTGTTGACCGGACCACGGTAGTGTGGTATACTAAATCTGCGATCGGCAAGTCGAGTCCGATCCATCATCTGCGGGTAACCATTCCGCAAGTAAATTTAACGAGGTATCTAAAATGATTAAATCTGTATTCGCAGCAACTGCTGCTCTCTCCATGTCCGCTGGTGCTGCTTTTGCAGGTCCCTACGTGAATGTGGAAACCAATGCTGGTTGGGCTGGTGATGACTACACTGGTGCTACCACCGATCTGCACGTAGGTTACGAAGGTGGTCTTGGTGATTCTGCTGCATGGTACATCCAAGGTGGTCCTTCGATCGTCTCCCCTGACGGTGCAGAGTCTTCCACCGAATTCTCTGGTAAAGTCGGAGTTTCTGCTGGTCTGACCGATCAACTGGGTGTTTATGGTGAACTCTCTGCTGCTACTACCGATCAAGAGTTCGAAGATCTGAACGTTGGTGGCAAACTGGGTCTGAAGTACGCTTTCTGATTTTCAGAATAAGTGCTATAATATGAGGGTCTTCGGACCCTCTTTTTTTATGAAAAAAATTTTACTGTCTCCAGTCACTCGTTTCAATCTTTTGATTGTAGGAATTTTAATCTTTATAGGTGTAATGCATAATCAGGCACATCATAAAATGGAAGTGGATGTTGATGGATATGCAAGACAGTTTTGTAAAAAGAATGTGGAAAAATGTAAATCTTTTATTGGTGAATATTAATGACTGTTCCTTTTTATATTGATATTGAGTATCAAAAGGTAAAAGTTCCACAAGAAATTTTATCTTATTGCGATGCATTTACTACGGATGCCACTCGTGAGGAACTTCGATATCTTGATTGTGTTTATATGAATATGGGCCTTTATGGAAATGATCCTGAACAAATGAAAGAGATGAGGAGACGTTATAACTATAATGTGCGACCTGTTTTTGATTGATGAAAAAGAAACTTAAAAGGACAATCAAAGAATTTTTCAAACCATCTGAAAAACTAAATCATGAAAGTCTATATGAAATGATTGAAAATCTTCAATATAGGATTAGTGATATGGAAAGTGAACACATGATTATGATGTGTGAACTTCGAAAATTATATACTTTGGTCGGCAAGGAGCACACAAATGAAAATTAATTTGTGGTACTCTAAAAGTATGAAGCAGTGGAGATGGACTCTCTGTGAAGAAACTAAAATTGGTGGTGTATCTGAATCTTATTCTGGCCAACAACCACTTTTAAGAGATGCGATGGATGATGTTGCTAATACAGTCGAGTACATAATGGATAAATAACTGAAAACTGAAGAAGTTAAGAACAATAAAATGGATAACATAAAAATTAGATGCCGCTCCTGTGGTAGGGAGTTGGAGGGGCATCAAACTAAGACGGTTTCTTGTGGATGCCCAAACATGGCAACTATTCGTGGTGATAGAGTTTCAGCAGTTGACCTATCACAGGTTGTTATGCTAAACTCTTATCAATCTCAAAACAAAAAGGGAGTTCTGTCACAACAAGATATTGAGTGGCAGGAGCAAAGACGACAACGCAAGGTTCGTAAACTGAACTTTGAAGTCCGATAGGAGGATTGGCAGAGTTAGGTTTAATGCAGGGGATTGCTAATCCCCCGATGCACTTTAGGTGTATCCGTTGGTTCAAATCCAACATCCTCCGTTTGGAAAGGTGGCCGAGTGGTTTATGGCAGTTGTCTTGAAAACAACCGTGTTAGTAGCACCGGAGGTTCGAATCCTCTCCTTTCCGTTTCTTAATAATTTCTTAAACACTTTCAGGAAACCCTAACAAACTTGACAAAACTTAGATGCTAATTATCATAGCTAATAAGTATTTCAAATTAAAGAACTATGGACGAACACACCTATAATAATTGGGTGAAAGTCAAGCAGACCTTCGAAGCATCTGGAAATACAGATAATTTTTTCTACAAAAGAGCCTGTGCGATTGTATCGGGAAAATCAGATCCAATGGAAAAAGTGATGAAATTAAATGGCACACAGAATGGATGAAATTAAACCCACACATTATGTCACCAAGGAAGAGTGTCAGGAGATGATTGATGATGCCATACGAAAACATAATCGTAATGCTGGAATTATCAGTATGTGTGTTGGTTGGGTTGTTCTTGCACTTTTTGCTGAGGGTCTTCTTCGACTCATTGGAGTAGTTCCTCCCATATTTCCTTGGTTAAATGTCACACTTTAATAAAATAAATAGATGACCGAAGAAGAAAAAAGAAAGTTTTATGAGGAGTTGAAAGAAAGAACGGAACAACTTAGAATAAACTATCTTTTTGAGGAACCTTGTCCACTTTATGAGGATGATGAAGATGGAATGGAATGAATTTTTTAATTTTGTTTCTAGTGTTCTCTATCTTTATATTGCATGGTTAAGTGGAATATTGCTTGGTTACATAATAGGAATAAAAAAAGGAGGGGATTTATGAAAGTAGGAATCATTGGATTGGGACGAATGGGAGAAGGAATGTCCCGTCGTCTTATCAAAGCAGGACATGAAGTATGGGGGTATAGAAACAACTATGAAAAAGCTGAAGAACAATATGAAAAGGGTTATATTAGTGGATGTACCACTTCTGTGGAAAGCCTTGTTCAAGTAGTTAGATCTACACCAAGT